ATAGCCGGAGGCAACGTCATAAATTTTTGTCGCCAATTCAATTGCAAACCCTATCAACATCACCCACGGTATGGCCTTCATAGCGCTACCGGCCTTTGTTGATTTGTCAGCAACCTCTGTTTGTGCGTCCGCCATTTTCTTTGTCCCGACAACTGACGCTAACATATTTTTTGTAAACTCCTTCAGCCCGCCGTTCATTATAAACTGCTTAGCCTGAACAGCCAACAAAGCCGCTTTATAAACTCCCCACGCAATAGCAACTTTTCCTAAAACTCCTAAGATCGTTCCTAAGTTTGCTGCTAAAAATTTAATTCCGTCGGTTATGTATTTTGTTGCTCCACCACCGCTTGTAAAACTTAGGATCATTGCGTTCCATGACTCCTTCAATTGGTTTAGTGCAAAAGATAGTGTTTTAGTTCGCTCCTCAGCCTGCTTTGAAGTGGTGCCCTGAGTGTGCATTTGTTTATCTAGTTCCTTTATACGATCTGTATTCTGGATCAAATTTAAAGCGGCTACGGCGTTTTCTGTTCCGAATACCTTAACTAGCGCAGCGTTATCATTCAATAAAGGTTTTAACGCGTCCAAACGCTCTGCAAATGGCTTAGAAGTGTCCTCAAGATCTGCAAATGAAATTCCAAGCGCTTCCAAACGATCTTTTGCCTCTTTTGGCAAAGCGTCCGGCGCTGAAAGTTTTAACATTACGTTTCTCAAAGCCGTTCCTGCCTCCGCTCCTTTCAGTCCTTTTTCAGCGAGTGCCTCGATTAGTCCCGTTGACTCTTCAACTGATACGTTTGCAGTTTTTGCTACGGCTCCAAATTTTAATAAAGCCTCTGTAACTTGTGGAATTTCAGCGGATCCGAATAGTGCCCCGTTCGCTAGTGCGTCAATAAACCTAGCCGCGTCCTCTGCAGGCGCTCCAAATTGGTTCATAGCGTCAGTAAGCGCCGTTGCTGCCTCAGGCAATTCCATTCCAGACGCTTGACTTAATAAAATTGACGCTTTTGTCACTTCATTTAAAGCCGCAGCATTGGACAATAACTCTGGTTTAGCGGATCCAATTAATTTGTACGCTTCAATTACGGCACTTGCTCCACCTTCAACTGACTTCCCTAATTCCAACGCTTGATCTTTAAACAAAGCCAGAGCCTCAGTTGAAGGGTTTGTAATGGAAATTAAGTCCGCTATTTTTTGATCGAACTCAACTATACTTTTTCCAGCGCTCTGTATTATTGTTCCGACTCCAAACGCGATCCCTAATTGACCCAATACATTGTTTAGTTTTCCAACCGCATCTTTGTAATTTCCAACATTTCTGAAATTGTCCCCAACAGTCGAGTCAATTTTTTTTAGTGCTGCGTCCCCTTGTTGAGCGGCCTTTGTAACGTCTCTGTATTGTTTTGATAGTTCTCTGTATTCTTTCGTATTCCTTTTCCCGCTTTGCTCAAGTAACAGCATTTGTGCTGCTAATTCCTTTGATTGGTTTTTAAGTTCGCGAGTGTTTTTTTCAAGTTGTTTGTAAGCGCTGGACGCGTCACGCTCTGCCTTTGCTTGTCTTTCAAGCGCCTTTGCTTGTCGCTCCTGCTCTTTCTGTAATTTTTGAGCGTTTGTAATGGCTTGTCCGTCCGCTTTTTCTTTTGCCAGACGCTGTTTTTCCTCCATTTCCTGAAGTCTAACGATCTGCTGACGTAATTTTATTTCCTGCTCATCCAGTTTTATGGAGTTGTTTTTTAATTTTTGAGCAGTATCGGACGCTTTTATAAAGTCGTTTATTCCTTTTGCCGTATCGGTAGTGGCTTTTTTTAGATCCTCAGACAGTATTTTTGAGGACTCTTTTAACTCCTCATTTAAAGCGTTGACACTCTTCAAAGTAGACTCCGCACTTTCACGCGTTACTTTAAAAATATCGTCCTCAACTATGTCAGTTCTTTTGATTTGCTTTGCCATATTGCTCCAAAATATTAAAATACTCAACGACTGTTATTTCTTTTGAATTCAGTCGATAACCTAACCATTTACTTAAATGGACAAGAGCCTGCTCTATTGACATTCCTTGTCCGTTATTCTCCAGTGCGCTTTTCAACTCAGCCTCTTTTAATTCTATCAAAGTGAGTTTAAAACGATCACGTGTTTCTACAAAAGTACACTCCATTAGCGCTTTTTCTCGCATAATAGAAAGGAATTTTTTATACAACTTGCTCAACCCATATTTTTTTATGTACTGATCGTATAAATGCTGCCACGCTTCAGAGTCTTTCAAGTCCTCTTTTGCGTCAGGATCAACACTTTTTCTAGTGTATATTATTTCCCCGTCTGAACATTTTATCCAATTAAATAAAGGAAATTCAGATAGATCCGTAAAATAACTGTTCCATTTGTTTTCTGTACTTAATTGCGACTTCGTTAATAACCTTCTGTAAATTCTCATCTGTTAGCCCTATTATTCCTTCTCCGTATTTGTCAAATAAATCGTCTTGACCTTTGTTTGGATCTGCGTCAATTACAAAACTGTCCCTCAAAGGAGTAACGAACATTGAACGGTAAAACGCTCCGGTGTCGTTTAAGTTGTAAGGATCACCCTCTTGTTTTCGTCCTCTGGTTATCAATTCCGTTACATAAGAATAGTACCCAATCACTTCTCCCGCTTCGTCAATTCCTTTTGCAGTCAACTGATCGTCTTTAATTAATTTGAGGATCATGTTTTTTAACTCGGTCGTAAAACTCTGGATCCAGACGAACTCGTCAGACGGTCCCATTTTTACCCTCCACAACATTTTATAAAGTTCTGTTTCCTCCAACATAACACAAAGGTAAAAAATTGACGGTTCTTTTTGTATTTTTTTTGAGCGTCTATAACCCACTATTTATGTGCGTCCGACGTTTCTCTAATTTTTAATGTCATTATACCTAAAACGCATGTAACACTCTTAAAACGAAGGAAAACACGCTTAAATTTAATTTGTGTGCTGATTAAAATATAAGCAAAAAAGCGACGTAAAATTAATCACGTCGCCTTTTTTTTAGGTTAGGTTATGGAATTAAATCGTCTCAGTTGTGTCAGTGTGAGCAGCCAAAACCGCTTTTTCGCTTTCCAACTTTTCAACCTCCTTTATTCCTCCTCTTTTTGGATCATTGTTTTTTACCCAAACTTCAACAGACATTTTTACTTTTTCAGCAAGTGTCGGTTTGCTCTTCAAATAATTTGCTAAAACCTTTTCAAACATTTTTGAGTCATTTAAAACTGACGCCATGTTCAAAGAAAGGGATCCAACATTTAATTCGAATGTTTCTCCAAAAAGAAACGAAATTGATCTTCTGGAGTGACCTCCATTTTCTCGTAGTGAAAAGTATTTCACCGCCTCGTTAATGTTTTTGAAGCCCAACATACCGGCTTTGCTAAACGGTATTTGTCTTTTTTGTGCTGTTTTTGTAGCCATGTCCGTTAAAATTAAGCAGCAGTGAACGTGTAAGACGCTGTGAAACCTGCCTTAACAACGCTAAGCGTGTAAGAGTCTCCAGAAACAAACGCAAATGAAAGCGTGTAGTTTCCTTCAGTAGGTAGGTTTTCAGATAGCGACGCGATCGTTTCAACTGTTGCTGTATCGTTGTTATAAAGTTCGAAGTCAGATACCGTAGCACCTTTGAAAAGTATTTTATTCAAAGCCGTTCCGTAGTCTAATTTCGCGTCAAAAGTAAGCGACGTGTTCGCAACCTCAACAACGTCAAGGATATTTACGTCGATCAACCCTTTCAAAGATCCAAAATCAACTCCTGCCTCTTCTGGAGTAATTAAGTACATTGTAGACTCGTCAAACAAACGATCAAAGTCAAACCCTAACATGATTTTTTGAGCAGTTGAGTCAGTAGCGAACGCAAACTTAGGATCCCAACTTGGATTGTCAACTGGGATTGGATATAAAAATCCTCCCTCTTGTGATCCAATTAAATTTCCATTAACGTCTACGATATAAACCCCAAAGTCAACACAACGATTAGCCTGCAATTTTCCTAAGAAAGTTGGAGTTGAGTCGTCAGCCCAAAGTTCACCCATAAAAGAGCGTTTTCCTTGACGCAAAAATACCATACGTCCAGAATTAGCCTCCTCAAATTGTGAGTCTGCTTTTGGAAGTTCAACATTTTCGAACGCAGGAATAGGAAACCAACGCTTTGAAGCGTCAACCTCATTTATTAGATCTGACCATACCGGAAGAACCGCATTAAGATCAATTCCATTTCTGGAACCGTCAGTTGCGAAAAGTGGTACAGCGATCAAATTTGATACCACGCTAAAAACGGGTACACAGTTCGGACGTCCAGTATTGGAAAGTCCGACGTTACAGTTACAGCCTATTGCCATTTTTTCTAATTTTTAATTATTTAACATTTACAATTTTGCTTAAATTTCGTCAGAGTAATATTTAACTCTACTCCAGATAGGTTAGCGTCCAGAATGTTTTGAAACATTCCATTTTCTTGTTCAACTCCGAACCTACTGAAAGTTTTTAGTCTGTACTCTTCCACCGCTTTAAACCTACGGTCGTTGTTAACTACATTTAAAAACTCATTCACTAATTTCTGCATAGGTAAAACAACCTCATGTCTGTGATCTTTTGTGTAGAAGTCTTTTATGTTCGTTTCGTCCAGAAAAAAGATCCTTAGAGACGTTTCAAACTCCCTCGAGTCCCCACGTCCAAACCTTTGCTCTTCGATCGTTTCTAACAGCCAAATAATGGGTGTTTTGTTCATTAAATTACTTGCGGCTAATGTCCATTCCCTATCCGTCGCTAGGCGAGTTCCTGAAATGTAAAACGGTTCGGGTAAGTTATAAACTCCGCTATTAAATGGAGTTCCTGACGGAATAGACTGAGCCACTACGTAGTCGTCGTATATTATTTCCGTTATTCTAAAACTATCCGTCCCTGCCGTAAGCGTCTTTCCTTTACGCGCCCATTTCGTATTACAAAAAAAGTTTAAACCAGTATCTGGATCAACATTCCCAGT